AGATAATCATCTACATTCTTAACTACATTACGGATACTTCCGTTAGCCGCAGACATAAGCATTGAAATACCAGAAGCTGTACGACCCACACCTGACACACCTGTTTGACCATGTGCGAAAGAAGGAAAGCCTGTTGATTCATCTGATAGTACACGAGCTTTATCAAACATCTGCATGTTTTCATTAGAAACATTTGGAAACTTAGTTCCAAAGATTGCTTGTCCAGGTGCTCCACCCTGTCGTCTAAAGACTTTTCCAGGGTATACAGATAAATCTTGACCTGGGGTCAAGTTAGTTTCATCAACCTCTATAATCATATTACCAGATAGAGCAGCATTGTCAACAGCCATTCTCATGAAACCATTCATAAGAGTTTGAGTATCATCCATGTTTTCAGCAATACCTATACCAAATAAGCTATAAGGACTTACTTCATAAGGTACAGCATAGTATGGTATTAGTGTAGGTGTAAATGGATTCATCACTAAACGTAATACTTGACCATTACAAATCCAGATGTTTACTGAGACTTGATCTAAATCTTTAAGATCACTTGGTATATCTACATCATGTCCTTCAAGAACTTCTGTATCTACATTACCCCAAAACTCTAGAACTTCATAACGTTCTGCTTTAGCCTCATTAGAGTCATCTTCCATAGCTTGTTCCCACCACTCTTTAGTGTAGGACTCACCCATGTTTACTGCTGTATCTATAGCATTCTTACGGAAGAAAGGTCTACGTTTAAGCGCACGTATTTGAGTACGTGACATCTTATGACGTTCTATTATATACTCTGCTTCATCCATATTAGATGCATCTGGATCAGGATAAAAGTTCCATATAGATACAGATGAGGTTTGAGGTACTGTTTTAATTAGAGGTGTATATTCACCTTCTTCGTATTTAGGATATTCTTTATCTACAGCAAAGGGCCCTTTCATTACTCCTGTACCAAATAAGGCACACTCAAAGGCAGCAACTCTTAGTTGTTTGTTTGCATTAGACTCTTCTAATTGATCATGGATTTTCTTTTCCATTTTCTTTGCAGAAACCATAGCAGGGTGTATAGTAATTTCAGTAGCAGTTCTACCATTACCTTCTTCAAGAATATCAACTACAGGTGCTAACTTACTTTTAGAACCTGCTAGACGTTCCTGCAGATCTATTACAGTTTCACCTGGACGTAACTGCATATCTTCTGGGCCAAACTCTTCTTTAGCTTTACGCATATCATCATTAGACTCAAAGAATACTGAGTCTGCTACACCTTCAGGTAGTGTGGTAGGGTCAACTGTAATAGGGAACTTACTGTTACCAAACAGTACATCTACTATTTGACCATAAGCAGCTAGTACTTTAGTCTTAGTAACTTTAACAAACACCCTAGACTTTTCTGTAGAAGTAAACTGGACATCTGGTCCATATAAACCACGATAGTTACGGTAGGCTTGTACCCAACGTTTTTCTTCGTTTTCACGAGCAGTGGAAGCTTTAGTATAATGATCTTGTACTAAACCAACTACAGTTCCTGAAAGTGGATCAGAATAATTATCTTCATCCATGTCTTCTATAGCATTAGCCTCTACTGAGTCCATTGCCATTTCATTTTCAAAGAATTCATCTTCTTCCATTGCTTTTCCTTAATAACCGAAAGTTGGGTCGCTGGCTTGAAAACCTGAGTTAGATGTAGGATCATAATCAAATAAACTACTTCTAGGTCTTGTCATTATTCCGTACCTTAATGCATCGTACAGGTGATCTTCAGCATGTGTATCTACATCTTCTGGATTCTTTTTATCTAAAGGTATAGAAGGTAATTGAGATATAGTATGAGAGCATGTATTAAAAAATACTAGTCTAGGTTCTTCTGTAAACTCATCAACTTGTAGTCTTCTGTGTAATTCGTTCTTACCTGCTACACGAGATCCTCTTGATCTATCTGCTGGTCTCCACCTACACCCACGCATTATCATCTGTTCTGCTAGAGATGGTCCAGTATCACCACGTTTATGCCACAAGGAACTATCAAGCACACCATAACGTATTTTCTCAAACTGTTCAACATCTAATATCATATCTGCTAAATCAGTAGCAATAACTTTAGATACATACATCTCTCGATAAACAATCAGTTGTTCATCAGGTGATACTGCTATCCAAACAACTCCAGTATACGAACCATAACCATAGTCACATGCTCTAAACTTAGGCCAGTTATCGGGAATATCAAATGGTTCAATTACATGTATTTGTCTGTTGAACTCTGGGAAGGCTGCACCTTCATTAATATCCCAATCACCTTCAAGTAACTGCCTTCGCTGATGCTCAGGTAACGACAGTAGATTTGCCTCGTACATACCATCATCAGCTAAGTAAGGATTATCAAACAAAGTAGCAGGTATAAACCTACGTTTGAATAATGGTTCACCTTCTTTGCTATGACCTTTAGGCCACTCAATAACATCACCTGTTTCAGGATCTGTAGCCCAGAAAGCCTTATTAGGTACTTCAGGGTCGATGAAAGTCTTCTTTACCCATTGATGACCTGGGCCACCTGGGTTGGATGTTGCTCTCATGTGGAGAGGTAGACCCGATTGTTTAGTTGTACGTAGCCTTGAACGCATATAGTTCCAAGGATACGGTGTAGGCCACTGTGTCATCTCGTCAAAGCCAATCCAATTAAAGGCCTGACCTTGATATCTCATTACATCATCATCTCTATCTAGATATGACATCCATAATGTCGCACCTGATGGTGCAATCCAAGTTTTATCTCTTTCCATAAACTTAATCCCAGGTATTGCTTTAGGATATAGTTGTTTAGATACAGATATAAGCTCTCTTAACTCCTCTGTACTTCTACGTACTAGCAACATAGTTGCATGAGGGTTGTTTAGAAAGCGTACAGGGTCAGCAATCATAGCATATGACTTGCCACCCCCAGCAGAACCACCATAAAGTACCTCTTGTTCTGTAGATGCTAGGAAATCTGTCTGTGGACCTTCGTTAGGTTCAAAGATTATGTTCCTTGTAGCTTTTTCTACGTCAATCGGTGGTGATTTCACCTGCGCTGGTGCTAGTTCCTTTTGGGACTCTTGCACCGATACGTTGTCTTTCGAGCTTTTCCGCTTTTTCAGCGGCTTTTTTGTACTTTTCTGCATAGAAGCGTTGGATTGAAGCTTCTTTCTTACGTTTTTGTTCAAGTTTAACCCTCTGCATAAGACCCACATGAGAGATATAACGTTCTGAAGTAGTACTTAGCCAATTAGAAACCTCACGTAGGCTATATTGCTTAAGATACTTCTTAGCTTGTTCGAATAATTCTAACTCTTCTGGGATTGGTAACAGTATATCAGAGTCATTGGGGTCTTGTCTATAGCCAAATGGTATAACTCTACCTACTCTTACTACTGGTAGCCAATCAAACTCACCTTCAGCTTTTTCTGGCTTAGGTAACTGCCAAGTTTTATTAGTCTTCATCTGATTTAGGAGGTAATATAAACAAAGGACTCTCTGCTTTAACCTCAACCTTATCTGTTTTTACAAAGCCAGCTCGATCTAGTAGATCTTTTGCAGCTGCCATCTTTTCTTTATTACCCAAGTCAGTTGGGTTTTCCATTACGTCTAGCATAGAGTATGCAGCTTGAGGACCACGAGTAGCTATAAGACTCTTAGTCCTCTCTGCAATCTCTGCTTCTAAAGTTTTCATTATACTAGCTGAAGATGTACCTTCGGCATACCCTGCAAGTTTAATTGCTTGCATGGTATTACCTCTGGCATCCCCAAATAATGCTTCAAGAAACATTTCTTGTTTTTCTGTAAGGTTACGAGCCATTTATTCTCCGTTTGATATCGTATCTTGATACACCGATATCTTTTAATTCTCTATCAGTTAAGTGTGTAAGTAACCACAAATCTGCTCTAGCCTGTTGTGATTTTTGTATTGAATCGTGTAAGGCTCTAAGCCAAATTGAAAATGTTTTAAACATATAAGTTCTCCAGTGTGATACTACAAGACATTTGTAGTTTACTGAAGACTAGTTTTACACAAACAGTTATATCATACTATAGATAATAATGCAACCCCGTTATGCTTTAACGTGTCGGATTATAAAATTCTCTACAAGATATTAGTACTTCCATAGTATTAGTTGTCTCACCATATGCAACAATCTTATCCCCTGCATGAAGATGTAATACCCCAGCACCAAATATGTTTTCTGCTGAGTTACCTGCTATAGTATGATTCTTAAGCACATAATGATAAGTAGTATCATCTTTATGGTAGAACTGTAGATAAACTTTCTTAGAAGAGTTATTGTTATTAGCTACGTGTAGTAAGTCCACTGTTGCATCATGAAATGGTGGACAAGTATACACAAGAGTAGCGTTAGCACCTGTAGTAGTAGATGCTACTGTTACTGCTTCTGTAGCTGTAGAGTAGGCTGTTTCAACCATTTACTTATATTTGCCTTTTACACCAAATTTTTTCTTATGTTCAGCAATAGACTCTTCTTTAACACGAGTAGTATATAGTTTATCTTTCCACTTAAATGTAGCTTTTTTGGCTTTACGATTACGTTTAAATGCTGCACCAAAAGACTCGTCACTAACTGGACCAGATGCTGGTTTGTTTAAGTTAATACCTTTACCTTTTTCAATTTCAGTTTTAGAAACTCTAGCTCTAGGGCTTGGTTTAACTTCAACATCACCTTTTTTGACTTTCTTTTTACCGCCAAGAGCCATTATTGTTCCAGCAACACCAGAACCTAATCCTATTATTAACGGGAGATTAGACTGCCTACCTTTTGAAGTAGAAGTTTTGGAAGTCTTAGAACCTGGCTTAGTAGGTTTAGCACCCTTACCTTTAGAGTTAGAAGTCTTCGAAGTAGAGGAAGGCTTAGGAGCTGGGTTAGCTTTAGAACCTTTATTACTAGAAGTTTTAGAGTTCTTAGAAAGAGGTTTAACAGGTTTAGCATTAGCTCCTTTATTCGTAGAAGTCTTTGAAGTAGTAGATGGCTTAGGTGCTGCATTTGCCTTAGATCCTTTACTGTTAGAAGTCTTTGAAGTTTTTGAAGGTGGTTTACTAGGTTTAGCCGCAGCTCCTTTATTCGTAGAAGTCTTAGAATTTTTACTTAAAGGTTTAGTTGGTTTAGCTTGAGAACCTTTACTATTAGAAGTCTTAGAAGTAGTAGAAGGTCTTGCTGCTGGATTAGCTCTTTTACCTTTAATATTAGATGTATTAGAGCTTGAAGAAGGCATTCTACCTTTTCCACCCCTAGTTCTAACTGTTCTTAAGTTAGATAATTGTTTAGGAGTACCAGCAACTACTTTACCTTTAAATCCTTTAGGTGCTTTCTTAGCTCCCATTGCTATTGCTCGTTGCAATAATCTTTTACTTACAAATCTAAGTCCTATGCCCCCAAGGACGTATATTACTGGTAACATTTATTTATTTCCTTGTTTAATTGTTTTTGTTGTCCAAGCTTCATTCTCAGGAGTTGTTGGATCATCCTTTACAAAATGCCCCGACTTAGTTCGAGCACGTACTTTTTTAGTTACGACAGAAGATAATATCTCTTGTACCCTAGAATCAGTACACCAATAAGAACCATAAGGATCTAAAGCAGCTAGTACATCACCCATTTTAGTAGTGACGTTTTCAGAAGTTACTAAGTAACCACACTCTTCTAACGGTTCTTTATAATCCTCAAAGT